TGATGCAGTTCATGGCGCTGATTGAGGGCTACTACGGCAAGTATGAGAGGCCGGCGCAGAAAGACATCGTGCGGCAATATCTCATCTTGAAGTATGGCACGGAGAGCAAAGAGCTGGATGTGCTGTACAAGCGCACCCTGCTCGAGTACAGCGGGAAGTTCCGGTATGCCCCAGATATCGCAATCCTGGAGGATATCCGCCGGCAGGTTAATGCCGAGACAGACGGCTGGAGGATAGACGGGGTGAAGCTGCTACCGCCAGGGGATCGGAGGACACCGCAGGAGATGGCGGTAGGTCTGCAGGAAATCCTTGAGAAGCTGACACAGAAGAGGGAGAAGCCATGAACCCATCAGATAGCAAGAAGCTGGAAGAGATAAAGAAACGATATATGGATATGAATCAAGAGTATGCTGTTGATTGCGAAGAAGATATGATGTGGCTTATCTCCAAGCTCACCGAGCAGGACCGGGAGATAGAGCGGCTGCGTACCGTCGCCGCCGAAGCCCGGAAAGAGGGCTGGGAAGAGGGAATAGAGGAACTATGGGGTGTTTTGATTAAACGAATGCGAGAAGAACGTAAGCCCCTAGAGGATTGGCAGGTAAATGAAGAAGCCGAGCGGCTCAAGGAGCAGGGGAAATGAGTGAATTGACAGAAGATAAGGCAGTATTGGTAAAAATTGCTCAGATGGTTATGGGGGAATTACCCCAGACGTATGCTGAGTTGGGACATATCTTTTGGGATGCCTTTATTCTGGGGCGGCACTATGAACAATTAATCAATCAAACCAATAGCAAAAAGGAGAAGCCATGAGTTCAAGCGATTTGCGTCTACGTGCTGAAAAAGCCGAAGTTGAGCTCGAAGCCCAGATTGAAGCCGGGTTTATCGTCTGTCAGGCGAAACTCAGGGAGATAGATGCGTTGGAGGCTCGCATCGCCGAGCAATCCCAGGAGATAAAACGGCTACTCGCCTACGTTGATGGCAACGATAAAGATGTCGAGATAGGCAACCTTGAGGCCAGAGTCAAAGAGCTTGAGGAACTGCTTGGAGAAGAGACATACGCAGAACGAGCGGCAGTACGACATTATAAGCGCATCAAGGAGCTGGAGGAAGGGCTGAGGGAATGTTGCCGCATGTTTGAGTGGTGTGATACACGATATGGCCAACTGTTGGAGGAAAAGTGATGCAAGAACAACACAACGATGGGTTAGTTAGTCCCGTGATGCCTTTCTCGGAAAAGGTTGCGGAGAATGCCCTTAACGATCCGCATGTTGAATCTGTAAAGGTGTTCAAAGAAGGATCAAAGGCTCACGAAAAGGCAAAACTGGATTGGTCAAGATTGACTAAAAATCAGAAACGCCGAATTCGGCAACGGCTGAAAAAGCGCGGGTAAAACTGGGAGGTAAACCATGAAATGGAATCACTGGACCATCGTAATGGTGCTGCTGCTACTGATAGGACTGGGAGGGATGATGGAGTTCAATACCGTCATCGGCCAGCAGCAGCAGGAGATCGCCGAAGCGCAGAAAGAGACTGATCGGCTCGAGGCGTGTCGATACTGGACCCGATTGTCCCTTATGCCTCCGCCGTACCACCAGCCGCTTGACCAGCTCTGGGTATCAAGTGGCACGGGCTATCGCATGGACCCCATGGGTGGCGGCACTGAAAGTCTGCACAAAGGCAAGGATTTTGCTGGCGCGATAGGAACACCCGTCAAGGCAGTTCTGGCCGGCAGAATAGTCGAGCACTGGCTTGTACCTGGTTGGCACTGGGGAAAGGAATATTATGGTCATCCGATTATGGGCGGCTACATCGTGATAGATCACGGCGACGGATTATTCAGTCTATATGGTCACTTATCAGAGACCTGCATTCACGAAGGCTGGTACGTAGAAGCAGGCCAAGTTATCGGCGAGCTCGGGAATACCGGGATCTCCACGGGCCCGCACCTGCACTTCGAGTTGGTGGTGGATCCCCTGCGGTATCTGGAGGAGCGATGAAAAGCAGACGAATACAATTTACATATTATGACAATTCGGAATGTATGCTTGATAGTGAATGGAAAGGATGTTGCTGCAAGTGCGTGCATCACTTTCAAGTCAATAAACATTGCTGTAGTTCGCCTAGGGGAAAAGGATGTGTCTGCGGTGAGTCATTAGGGTTTTGGGTTTGTGCAACATTCGCACATCAAGGGGATGGAGATCAAGCAAATTTATCTGGAGAACATGGAATGTGCGAAATGTTTATAAAGAGAGATGAGACCATATCCTGATGTCCCTGTTGGGATGCGTCTGACTGATCAGGAGCTGCGCGAAAAGAATTATTATGTGTGGCCGGACGAAAAGACCGCACAACTCATCGCATTAAAACAGCGAGGATTTACATGGGCTGAGATAGCCGTAGACATGAACATCGGTCGTGCCGCGGCCAGGAAGAAATACTACAAGATGAGAGACGAGGAGGAGCGGTGACGCATGTCAGCCTCTTTTCAGGTATCGGGGGAATCGATATTGCCGCCGAATGGGCAGGATTCGAAACAATCGCACAAGTTGAAAAAGACCCGTGCTGTATCCAAATCCTTGAAAAGCACTGGCCGGGAGTCCACCGAATCAAAGACATCCGAGACTTCCCCGATCAAGACTACGGGGCAGTTACCCTTGTTTCCGGAGGGCCACCGTGCCAGCCGTCCAGTACTGCCGGGAAGCGCGGAGGCCGAGAAGATGACCGCTGGCTCTGGCCGGAATTTGCTCGCATCGTTGAACGGCTTCTACCAGCCTGGGTCTTGGCAGAGAATCCTCTTGGAATCCTTAGTCTTGAAAACGGCCTGGCGATCGAGGAATGGATTGCTCGCCTGGAAGCTAAAGACTATGCGTTCCTCCCACCGCTTGTTTATCCAATTGCAGCACTCGGCGCCGACCACAGGAGATATCGAGTCTTCTTTGTTGCCCACATTGACAACGATGGATTCGATAGACAGAAAAAGGATGCGTCCAAGCCGAGCGGCGACAAACAGAAAGACGGGTTATCTGAGCGAAATGTTGTTGCCCACCTTGATGGAATCGGACGGAGACGGAGGCGGAGGCCCGAATTCATATTGCCGGATGCTGAACAAGGTAGCAAGACTATTGCCAACCCTGAGAGCAGGCGACGCGAAGCAATCAGCATATCAGCGGGACCGGGGGCAGAAAGGCAAGGAACGACTGACGCTGCACGGATATGCCAAACTGATGCCGACCTTGCAAGCGCACGACAACAAGAAGGGATATGCCAAAAGAGTCGGGAGATTTGGAACGGCGGCTGGCGGCAGGAATCTGGCAGACGAAGTTGCCTCTGGTGGGACACTCGATCCCATCTTCTGCGAATGGTACATGGGGTTCGAAGACGGATGGACGGACGTAGAATAAAAGCCCTGGGGAACGCATGTAGTCCTCAGCAGGTCTACCCGATCCTGCAGGCGATAGCGGAGGTGGAGCGGTGAACTGGAATAAGACGATAGAGATTGATTTAACAAATGGTGGGATCGTTATTTTTCCCTATCAATTCGCATTTGGTATTTCGTTCAGGTATCTATCTTGTCTCAAGAGCGTGATGTTTCGTATTTACATCGGACCGTTCAAGTTTTGGATGAATTTCAGAAAGAGGAAGCGGTGATAGCAAGAGTATTCCCACGTCGAACAAGGGCCACTCCGATCGATGAATACTCTTTTATCGGTGAACCAGACTTGTTTGTGCCTGATGATATTGACGAAGTTCATATTTCAGTAACTTTCACCTGGGATCTACCGCCGGCAGAGAGATTGGCCCGAGCGTGGGGAAAAATAGCACCGGTGAAAATCGGAGGTCCTGCAACCGGGATGGCCGGCGGTGATTTTGAGCCAGGAATGTATTTGCGGCCGGGATATGTAATCACTTCTCGAGGTTGCCCGAATCGCTGCTGGTTTTGTTCTGTCTGGCAGCGCGAGGGTGAGGTCTGGGAATTGCCGATTCGCAACGGTTGGAATGTGCTCGATGACAATCTGTTGGCGTGTTCAGATGAGCATATCCGGAATGTCTTTTCCATGCTGAAACGACAAACAAAGAGAGCACAGTTTACCGGAGGTTTAGAAGCGGCGAGACTCAAGGATTGGCATGTTGACTTACTATTTGATCTCAAGCCGAAGCAAATGTTTTTCGCCTACGATACGCCGGATGATTATGAACCTTTGCTTCAGGCGGGGGGAATGCTCTTTGAAGCTGGGTTTACGGTTGCCTCGCATACTCTTCGCTGTTTTGTTTTGATCGGATATCCAAATGACACACTGGAAGGCGCAGCAATCCGACTTCAGCAAGCATTGGAGGCTGGGTTCATTCCCATGGCGATGCTCTGGAGAAACAGAACAGGAACAACAGATCCAGAATGGAGAAAACTTCGAAGAATGTGGGGCGGTCCATACATAATCGCAGCCCGACAATTACAAAAGGCAGCGCGATGATCGTGTTCTTCATCCCCGGCAACCATGAGGATCCTAAAGGAAACCCGATCGGGTATACCCGGACCACGCAACGGCAGAAGTTCAAAGATCCGAAGGCGAAGCGATATGAGGCCTGGAAGGATTACGTCTGGACTTGCCTTCTTAAAGCAAAGCCGAACCCTCCGCGGTATGAGAACGGCCAGAAGGTGGTGGTCAGTTGTTACATTGAATATAAAAACCGCCGCCGGCCGGATCCCGGGAACGTGGTCAAAGGCATAGTTGATGCCTTGGCAGATAAGAGACACAAAGGTTGGATTGAAGGAAGGCTCTATCCTAACGACCGGAATGTACTCGAGCAAGTGCAAGATTTCGACTATTCGACTAATCCGGTAGTGATAGTATCGATATCCAAGAAATGAGGAGGTGTAAAGTGGGGGGGGAACTGCGGGACGCAAAGAAGGTACTGAAGAACCTGGATGTGATGATCCTCGCCGTCAAGGGGAAAGGCGGCTACAAAGACCGTAAGATGTTCCGTGTATCCGATCTGGAGTTCGATCAGTTTTTCACCAAGTGTGTCGCCGACTTTCGGGCAGTATTCATCAACATAGTAGTGGCCGAGGCGATGCTACAGGAGCCGGCGCCGTCAATACACGTGAGGTGGGAGGAATATTTGCAGCGGAGGGCGGAGTGCATGGCGCAGCTGGGGAAGAAGTAACCCGGGAGGGGAACTGGAATATGCCGAGAACCTGTAGCCTATGTAAGAGAGCAGATCGGGATGCGATCGCGGAAGTGATTCGTCGCGGCGATTCATTGCGTTCCATAGCGTTACAATTCGATACATCTCATGCAACTGTAAAGAGGCACAAACAGCACGTCCTGAAGGGAACTGCAGAGAACTTGCCGGCGATCAAAAGGGTTGGCGAGATAAGTGCGAAGAACTTCCTTGAGGATCTCCTGCGGATGAAGGATAAAGCAGAGAAATGGTTCCTGGCCGCGGAGAAAGAGAAAAACGTGCAGGCCGCGATACTCATGATGCGGGAGGTTCGGGCTACCATCGATACCATGGTCAGGCTCGCTCTTCTGCAGCGCCAGCTGGATGCGGAGCTCTCCGACAAAAAGCAACGAGAATACAAGGACGTGAGTCCAGGGGTTTTGGAAATCATCAACAAGGAATATGAAGATGAAGGCGAATGAATATCAGTGCGCGATGTGCGGCAAGGTCTACAAGAAACGCTGGAAAGAGGAGGAAGCATGGGAAGAGCATGATCGCAACTTCCCAGGAGAGCCACACGAGACGGCCGCGGTAGTTTGCGATGACTGCTATAAGGCGATGGTAGCAGTTCGGCCTCCGCCAGGCATGCAAACTGAGTCCTTCTTCCCTATTGGGCGATATGGGAAGGATGAAAATGAAATTTATGGTCGTTCACCAGGCCTAGAGGCTATAAATGAGTATCTGCAGGCGGTGAAAGAAGCTCAGAACAAGTGGATCCGCCTAAAGATCAATAGACCTTGGTGGTGGCACGTACTACACCCGATACTCTCGCGGAAGACGAAAACTTGGATAGCAGAGTTCGAGGCGTTTCTGAATACAGATGAGCAGAGACAAAAGTTCGAAAAGATAGCTGCACAAGCTATCATCGATGGGATTCTCTACGGAGGAAGCAGAACAAAAATATGACACGCCTTGAAGCACACGCAAAGTATCGGCAGGCTCTTGACCAGGCGCAGCGCGAGGGCTGCCGGCAGGAAACTGTAAGATATTTTGCACATACCGATCTGTTTTATTTGCTTACCCGGATACTGCACCGCGTTGATGCCGACAACGACTGGGTGTTCAAGCAGGCCAGGATGTACGAGGCGGCACCGGACGGCTACCTGGATCTCTGGTGGCGTGAAGGATATAAGAGCTCGATCATCACGTTCGCCGGTACCATCCAAAGCCTTATGAACGATCCAGAACGCACTCATGGGATATTCTCTGTCACCCGGCCGGCGGCAAAGAAGTTCCTCCGGCAGATCAAGGTAGAGCTCGAGACCAACAGAGCTCTGCAGGAGGTGGCTCCCGAAGTCTTCTGGCGTGATCCCAAAAAACAAGCCCCGATGTGGAGTGAAGACGGTGGCCTGGTAATGAAGCGGGAAGGAAACCCCCCAGAGGCCAGCATAGAAGCCTGGGGATTGATAGATGGGCAGCCGGTCGGTCCTCACTTCTCGGATTTGAACTACGAGGACATTGTGAACAAGGATACGGTCCGGACTCCTGGAATGCTTGTGCGGACGACAGAATCCTTTCTCGAGTCTCTGAACCTCGGCAAGCGCGATGGGCGCCGGCGAGCGGAGGGTACACGGTGGCATTATGCAGATACTTACCAGACAATCATAGATCGGAAAATCCTAATCCCCCGGATCTGGACGGCGACCAAAGACAAAAAGTTCACCGGAGAGCCTTGGTTATTAACACCAGAGGCGCTTGCGCAGAAAATCAGTGACTACGGCCCTTATCTCGCCGCATGTCAGCTTTTCATGGATCCTCGGCAGGAGAGCCTGCAGGTGATGAAAGAGGAGTGGTTGCGGTATTGGAAGGCAGATCGATACAAAGGACTCAACCTTTACATCTTGTGTGACCCGGCCAGCGAGAAGAAGATCGGCAGCGACTACACTGTCTTCATCCTCATCGGGCTGGGCAGCGATCGCAACTACTACGTCATAAACTGGATACGGGACCGCCTGAGTCTTACTGAGAAGGCCAACGTGCTATTCAAATGGCATCAGCAGTACCAGCCTGTCGGCGTGGGATATGAGCAGTACGGGATGCAATCGGATATCGCGCATTTCCAAGATAGGATGGAGCGGGACAACTACCGGTTCGGGATCACGCCCCTGCGGGGACCGCTTGGGAAGAACGGGAGGATTGAACGTTTGATCCCCATATACTACCAGGGAAGGATGTACATTCCGGAAACCTCCCCTTATGTCCAGTACGATGGCGTCCAGGTGGATCTCACCCAACAGTTTATCCACGGCGAGTACCTGGCGCACCCCTTCGAAGAGCACGACGATATGCTGGATTGTCAGTCCCGGATCTTGGATGAAGACTTGAGTGCGGTGTTCCCCCAGGGGGAAGAGATCGACCCTCTGAAGCTCAGAACGCCGGTAGAACAGGAATACGATCCACTGAGGTGGGGTATGGAGGATAGATGAAAGTAACCGAAATTGAGGAGTACTACGGCAAGGTATCTGCCGACTGGGTGAGGGACAAGATCGCCGACGGAACGTTCAGACCACCGGTAGTGGCTATCCGGCTGGAAAACCCGAAGTGCGAGAGACAATTCCTGACGTTCAACGACGTTGTTGGATATATCGATCTTGACGGATGGCCGATCGTCAAGCTCCCGGAACATCTGAGAGCTTTCGACACCGTTCGAGTTGAGATAGAGGAGGAGAAGCCATGAACCCAGAAGAGACGTGCAAGATCTGTGCTTATTCCGAAGATGCGGCGCATGTGCCGTCGGGCGGAGTTTGCCATCGATACCCACCTACTATGGCGTTTGCCATGACACCGAAAAGCGGACTGCAGCCGGCGGCCAGCGCACCACCACCGACTAACTATGACGGCTGGTGCGGGGAATGGAAGAAAGGGAACCTGGTCAAGGTAGCAAAGATCCTGCCCATCAAAACGGGCGGGAATGGAGGAACGAAGACATGAACGATATGGAAAGACACATGCTCTGTCTCGCAGAGTTGTCGGTTGAAAATGTTGGAATTGGACTTGACCGTCATCTTTTTTTAGCCGCCATGAACGCACTGCGAAGCTATCAACACGGGAATAAATCTCCGGAGCTTGCTAAGCGTGTTGCAGATCAGATCCAGGAAAGATTGGAGGATGAGATATGAAAGGTAAAGACTGGAAGAATGCGATGAAGGAGGCGGGATTCGAGCATATGGATTTCGTCAAGAGTGCGAGGGAAGAGGTTACTCGAGATAAGGCTGCGGGCTGGGCCTATATGGTGGTGGCGGTGGACCTGGAGATCAAACTGCACAACGGGTACTTCTCCCGCGACAAGGTGAAAGTGGATATGGAGCTGCTAAAGGCTCAAAACAACCCAGACAGCTTCTTGTGCGAAACAGTACTCACGCACATCAAGAAAGCGATGAAGGCTGCAGGAATTGAATACAAAGCTGGACCCGAAAACAATAAGCCAGATTGAACATGCCCTGTCTCTCGTGAAGTTCGGTGAGGTTATTATTGTTGTCCACGAAGGTGAGATCCAGGGTATCGATGTAAAAAACCGAAAAAGAATAGTTGACAAAAGTATACACAAGGATGTAATTTCTAAATAATTAGTAGTTATTTTATAAGATCGGTGATGTGCTGACCTAACAACCGGAGGCACGGAGCCGGTTAAACGCTCAGAAACCCGAGACAATCGGGCGATTTGCGTTTGGCCGACCCCGTGCTTTTTTTTGTGGAGGTTGTTAGATGTCAGATCCAGCCCTACCCGCCCAACAGGATATCGGCGACCTGGTGCTCAAGGCGCCCGAAGAGATCTGGAAGAAAATCAAGAAAGCACTTGGTACCCAGACCCGCGAGCAGGCTGCGGCCATGGTGCAGGCCGATGATAAGGCTCGCCAGCTTGTGCTTTCTTTGTTTTCCGGAGCCGATCAGACCTTACTCACCCGCCCCGCTACCAGATCGGAATCTTTTATCACAGCTCCTTCTAAGCCACGCGTTCCCCTCGAAGAACAGATGTACGGTACGAAAAAAGCAAAGGTGACGTTCTGATGCCACTCAAGGTTGATGATGTAGTAAAACGGCTCGGTACTCTCAAGCAGACACGCAAGCCTTATGAACCTCTTTGGAAAGAAGTCACCGATTACGTACTACCGCGGCGTAGCTTCTGGGATCTTGAGGCCACGCCAGGGAAGAAGCCAGTACAGAAACTATACGACGGAACAGCACTCACAGAGCTGCAGCTCCTGGTGGATGGAACACTAGGAAACCTTGTCTCTGCTAACCTGCGGTGGTTGCGTCTGACGATGGAAGACCGTCGACAGAACGATATCCCCTGGGTACCGGACTGGCTCGAGGAGGTCGAAGATGTTCTGTATGCCGAGTTTGCACGGTCAAACTTCTATGAAGCGATGAGTGAGTTCTTTCTCGATGCGGCCTCGATCGGCACTGCCGTGATGCTGGTAGACGATGACGTGAGCTCCAGGCGGATCCTGTTTTCCACCCGGCACATGAAAGAATGTTATCTCGCCGAGGGCAAGAACGGAATGGTGGACACCTTATATCGAGAGTTCATGATGACCAACCGGCAGGCGATGCAGACCTGGGGGAAAAAACTATCGATCGCACGTAAAGAAAGAGTTGAGACAGATCCTTTCGGTAAAGCGAAGATCATTCACGCCTGTTTCCCCCGCGCCGAGCGTGACCCTGGTAAGGTAGATTCATTAAACAAATCCTGGGCGTCCCTCTATATCGATTCTCAGTTTAACGAGAATAAGTTCATCGATGAAGGCGGATACGACACGTTCCCCTATCTCGTCTGGAGGTGGAGGAAAAACAGCGATGAGATCTACGGGCGCTCACCAGCGACCGACGCAATCCAGGATATTCTCCGTCTCAACCAGGTAAGTAAGACAAACCTGGAAATCGTACAGTTGGGTGGAATGCCTCCGCTGAATGTTCCGGCGGCCATGAAAGGCATGGAGCGGATAGTACCTCGAGGATACAACTATTACACCAAACCGGATGAAATGATTTTTCCTATAAACCTAGCACAGAACTATCCCCTGACCAAAGACCAGGAAGAGGAAATCAAGGAACAGATCCGCAATTCATTCCGCACAAAGATGTTCTTGCTGATGGAGCAGCTGGAGGGTGGGCCTTATACCGCTACCGAGATCCGAGAGAGGCAGGGCGAGAAAGCTACGGTTCAGGGTCCGATGATCGGCCGGCTGAACAGCGAATGCCTGATACCGCTGATCAAGAGGACTTTTCAAATTTGCGATCACAACGGCCTGATACCCTTCCCGCCCCCGGATTTATCACAGGGCGGAAGAATCCATATTGAGTTCCAGGGGCCTCTTGCACTCCAAACCAAGAAATATCATCAGACCCAGGGTATCGATACAGGGATGCTGTTCATTCAGGGATTGGGAGATATGTTCCCCGAGAGCCTGGATAATGTTGATGCCGATGAGCTCATGCGTATCGGTTTGGACGCTAAGGCGATGCCACAGAAGGTGATCCGGGAACGTCCACAGGTTACGGAGGTCCGGAGGATCCGCTTGGAAGAGGCGGCCAGAAAAGAGCAGGAAGCGGTTGCCATGGCACAACAGGAGCTCCTTGCACAGAACGCACAAAAGCTCAACGAACCGGTTAAGTCGGATTCCATGTTAGCGGGTATCGGCAAGGCCGCCACGCAACAGAGAAAGAGGTCGCGGGTCACACCGGGACCATAAATGCTGCCGTTGGCAGTAAACCAATTTGCTCTGTAAGAGCAGGAGGAAAAAGATGGGTGAAAATGTATTGATGGCTGGAGCTCCTTCCGGCATGAAACTTCCCGATGGGATCCCGACGCTGATAGAGCGAGTCGGTCAACAGGGAGAGCGATGCGTGAGTCAGCTCCATGGCAAGATGTATGAGCAGGCACTGCGGTTAAACCTGTTTCATGCCGCCAGTCAGGCAGATACCACAACCACGATAGCGCTGGCAGCGACATATACAGGATTTTGTCTGTCAAATCCCGCGGGCAATACGAAGTTGCTGGTTCCGCGCCAGATCGGTATTGCTCTATGTCTCGCTCCGGCGGCCGAAGCGAATATGGCGATTGGCGGAGGATATGCGGCAGCGGGCGTTGCGAC